GCAAAGTATGCCGGCTGAACACCTGGGGTCAGATGAACACCAACAGGTTTGTTTGTTTTACTTTTTAGATGTGCGACTAGAGCCTGCACTTGAGCAGCACTCCAATACTCATCACATTCTAAACAAGTAACATACCCTGTGACCTTACTATCAAATCTATTCACCATGTTAGTGAAGTGTGCCTTCTGGGCATCCATAGATTGATTTGTGATAGAAGGACTATCATCAGGTGTCAACCAAAGAACTGGTTTGAGTCCTAGGTTGTTGAGTTCATCTAGTCTGGCTTCCCAATCGGGTTGGGGACTGATGGCACTGAGATTGAATCCACCACCGTTATCTCCACCATTTCTGGTGTAAAGATAGATGTGAGTATCGCCATTTGCTTTTGCGGCATTTCGCATACCGGCTTTATTGGCGTTGGGGTGTAGATAGTTAAGTGTCATCCACTTACTATCTAACATCAAAAAACTTGCGCTGTGTCCGTGTAGTGAAAAGTTTGTGTCATAACTTCTTGCCGGGCCAGTGGTCGTCATCATTACGATTGTCGATATTAGCAAACATATCAATTTGTTTGCTTTTTTCACGGGCAACATTTTCTTTCCTCATTATCTTGCTCAACACCTTGTCAAGTCTAGCATCAAACCAAATTCCAATTTTGGTTTTTGAAAACCATTTATAAAAACTGTTTCCAATACATGAAAAAATAATAGACCTCAACAAGGCCCAAAACAATAAACTCATATTTGAGCCATGCCGGCCTTGCGAATTGCGAATCGACCAAAAGGACGGACAGACCAATAACATGGTTTGGCCTTCCACATCTTGACGGGTGGTTCAACATGGTACATTCCTTCTAGGAATACACGGTCTGCCGCTGCTCGCATTTCGTCTACTAACTTTACCTCGTGAGTTTTGTTTTTTAGTGCATCTCGTAGTACACCATATAGTACATCGTGAATAATGGCTGGACGGGCAACGTCCCAAGGAGCAACTGCTACCCATCCAAACCGGGGTATTGAAGCCAGGTCTGTATCATAACCTTTCGGTGCATATACCTTTGAATAGCCTTCCGGCGATCTCGGTTCTGTAATCTTTACACCCATCTCTTTCCAGATATCGTGATGAGTCTTTGCCTCTTTAGACAAAAACCAAATTTCTTTATTGAGTTCCCAATGCATCTTACCATGGAAGGTGCAATCAAGTTTACCAGACCAGACTTTCATTCTACTCTCCCTTTAGAAGTGTCCAAGCACCATAGGCGATTGCCGCATAGGCCGCCCACTTAATCAACGGTGCAAATAATACACAAACCAAACCGACGGCAATCAATACACCACCGTCCCATGATGTTCTTTCTTTTAATCTATCTTTTAACCAGTTCATTCTTCGTAATACTCCCTATATTGTTTTAGGATAACAATGTACTCACCTAACTGAGCACGAATGTCTTTTATATTTAGGGCAAGACGTTCATAGTCACCATGACGGAGAGCAAACAATGCTACACCCTCATTATCATCTTTCAACATCTGCCACACTTCATCAATGTTGGCTTCAGTTACAATCACCCAACCCACTTCTCTCAACTCTAATGGTTCTGGATTAGGAATACTTAGGGGCAACTTCTCTGTAGGTACTGATGTTACCTCTACCTGTTTTGTCTTAGGGGTAATACTACAACCTGCAAGAAATGCCACTCCAACCAATAATATAATCACCTTCTTCATTCTGTATTCTCCTTACCTAAGTTGGGATTAGCCAACCCAGGACACTCACGATTACTCTGCGACTTCTTTGTGGCCGCAAGTTCTTCTTCTGTATGCTGTGCACCCGTAGTAAGTTCAAAGCATCTCAACTCCGCACCAGATGCTCTGTTGATAATACGGTCAACGAGTCCTGGTTTGTTCTGTGCTAGAATATCAAGTTCATGTCTGCCAAGTTTATTGGCAAGGTTCTTTGAATCTTGACGGAGTTTGGTCTGGGCATCACGCAACTCAGAATTTGCTTTCTGAATTGCGGCGGCCTCTTCTTGCTGATTAGCAATCGTCTTTTCTTGTTCGGCAACAGCTCCTTCAAGTTTCTCTTGATTGACTTGAAGGATCTGATTCTCTGCCTGTAGGTTGGTGATCCAACTGTATGCTCCAAATCCACCTGCACCCATTAGTAATACTAATATAATAATAACCTGTATCATAATATATCCTCAATTTAAATATTGGCTATAGAAAACTCCGCAAATGTATTGATACCCTTTTTGGATTTCAACATCTGTTCTACCTTCTGTTGATTGGCATGACTGAGATTATCAAACACTTTGCACATTGCCGATGCACTGTAAACATCAACTTTATGTCCATCAATTTCAGCGGCCTCTTTACTATCAGCAATCTTACGAATGATATCCATAGATTCAAAAACTTCTTCTTTTATTCCCTTATCCTTCATAAACTTTTTTATTCTCGGATCATCAAAAAACTTTTTGAATGCGGGTCGAATATCACCCTTGGGACCTTCCTTTTTAAGAATATCCTCAACATCATCCCAAACCTCATCATCGCCAATCACATTGAAATACTTTTTATCTGCGCCCTGTGCCGGAATAGGTTTTTTCATCAACTTCATCACTTTATCATATTTCGCTTGAGTGTCTGGAATGGCCCAGGTGCCTTCAAGGATATATTCTTCTCGGGCCATACGACCTTTTACGACATCCTTCCGTTTCTTTTCCATACCTTTCAAACGACCACCGGGCTTCAACTTTTTGATTTTGCCTCCACCCTTTTCAAATTTATCAATTTCTTTATCACTTACAGCAGACGGTTTTACCGATCTTATTTCATCGACAGCAACTTCCTTCAACTGACCGTTATCATGGACTCGTAGAATGCCATACCCACTTAATTCTCGGTCTGCATCCTTAACTAATTTTTTAAGTTTTTTAGAATCACCTTTAACTTCAACACTGTCACCTCTGACACCTCCATCACCTTTAACATCTTTACCCCTAAGACCAAAATCTCTCAGTGTATTTTTAAACTTTTTACCATCTTCAACATCAAAGGTTACTGTAATGGCAGCTTCGTCAAGTGATTTTTTTTTTACATTCGCTATTGCGAATTCAGCAAACTTATTTACTCCTGCTGGAGACTTCAACATCTGCTCCACTTTCAGTTTATTACCGGCACTCAGTTGGTCAAACACTTGGACCATCGCATTGGCACTATGAATATCAACTTTGGTATCATTGACTCTACCGTGCGCTTTACTATCAACAATCTTTCGTAGCTCATCAATGCTTTCACCAAAACTTTCACCAACAGGATCTTTATCTTCGTCTTCCTTCTCACCGTTTTTCTTTTTCCGCTTAGCATCAATAGCTTTTTTCAAGGCGGGTGGGAGTTCGCCTTCGGAAAATTCTTGCTGTTCTTCTTTAGTCCAGTTCTTGTCAATGTAATCAAAAAACTTTTTCTTTTTCTCATCATCCATCTCAGCAGGACTCTTTGCACCAAACTTTTTCAGTGCCGCTTGAAAAAACTTCTGATACTCTTCCTTACTGCCTTCTGTCATCATAGCTCTATGATGTACACGGGATTCAAAATGTGTATCTTTGAAATCGTCCATGTCATCAAAATCGTTCTTATCACCATAACCACTCTTTACATACCAGTTCCAAACATCTTCGACACTCTTACCAGAAACTTCCCATTCATCCCAACCAGGATTTACATCTTTATGCTTTATCTTTCCTTTGAGTTTATATTTCGCTAAATCCTTTTTCATCCTTTTAGGATCCGATACATCAAAATAACCTTTGACTGCTTCAGCCAACTTCCAACCGTTCTTCAAATACTCAGGTTCATCTTTCTTATCTATGACAATAACGTAATTCTTTTTGACGACCATAGTTTCTTTGTCGGGATTAGTCAACTGACGTGCTCGCAGCTCTGCCGGAGCTCCACGGTAACGTAGTCCCTTCTTAGCTTCATGGACAACTTCTTCGTTGGCATCTTGCAACGCAGCCTTTACTGTAGGCTCATCAGCAAGTCCTCGTTTGATTTTTTCAATCTTCTTCCAAGCGCCTGTCATGTTGCCTTCCATATCATAAGCAATCTTGATGGCCTTCTTGACATCACTATCACGGAACTTTCCTTCCTCTAACTCATCTTCTTCTTTGACTGTAGACTTTGATTTATTGAGTCGTTCTTTTCGCATTGCGATGCGTTTCAAAGTCTCTTTGTATTCTTTTGAACGGCCGTCGACCTTTTTAGGAGCAGTTGCTTCAGCATCTGTAGCTTCTTCTACTTCAGGAGTCGTCGGAGTATCCGCTTGTGCTACGTTAGCACCTGCCTTCCAGACACTTAAGATAGTATCTTCAAGACTTCCACTTTTTGATTTTAGATATTTTTCTGTCATAGTTTCTTCGGTTGCCATGCTGTCCTTGATTTTAGTTTGTATTGCGGTCAGCTTCTGAACACGCTCCTGTGCTTTAGCAATTTCTAATTGCGCCTGTGCAATAGCCCTTGCTATTTTTAGTTCTTTCTCCTTTGCCCGGTCGAGCTTTTCTTTATTGGGATCTCCTTCTTCAAAAATAGATTCGTTCTTGGCAACTTTAGTAGCAATAGCCATCTTGACTGACTTCCACCGTTCACCATATTTCTTTTTCATCTCTGAATCATCTATTTTTTGAGCGATTTCCTCTCGACGTTTTAGTTCTGTTGAACTCAATTCTCTTTCATCTATATTTATAATTTCTTCTTTTCTCAAACGAGGCTCCCGTCTATTCCAAGATGGGTCAGTTAGTTTGAGATTAGTTTCATCATTATTCAAAGGATTATTATCTTTGTGATGAACATCTTTACCGTCTCCTCTGGCGGCCTTACCGTTCTTTATCATAAGACGGCGGGCTCTCAGACGAGCGGCATTCTTTTCTCTCTGTTCGGGTTTGGAATGATAGTTGTCATATTCTTTTCTATAATTACGTTGTGCCTCTTCAATTTGTTCGGCAGACATTCTACGTTTACGTTTATAGACTTTAGGTTTCTTCTTAACTACCACAGTGGAATCATCATCTCCAGTTCCAGGCACTGCTGTACCTGTAGCATTAGTGGGAGCATCTTCTTCCAAATAATGACTAAATCTTTTCATGATCCAAATCCTCTAGAGAAACATATCTTTCATTTCCCTTATAAACAGCTTTAAAAATAGGTTGACCTAATACATAATCTACAGGAATTTTATCAAAGATCGTAACGGTGCCACCCTCTTTGAGATTATGTTTACCCGACAATAAAATCTCATGTTCCAGGTGTTCTTTGACTTCTTCCTCTGTAGCATATCCGTTATCTATCAACCAACTTTTAAAGGCGTTTTCTATGGTATCTTCTTCTTCTACTTGATCTGCAAAATGTTGTTTCAAAAGATAGAGGGCCGTAGCATACGTTCCTATCTTTGTTCTTACACCAGGGATTTTGTGAAGTATACGTTTTAGATTGAATACCAAACGAATGAGTAAGGTGAAAGCTTCTTTCTCCTCAGTAGTTTTCAACTCTTTAGCTGTCTTGAGAAGTCTTCCATCTTCATCTATAATACCGAGTTTGAATGCGGGTTGTTCATCCCACGGTGTAGTGAGAATTCTCAGAAACCGATAGGCCACGAACAAATCAATGGCTCTACCTTCTGTTAAATTTTCTCTAGTGTTTCCCATACATATGGATCCAGTTCTATATCCCGTAACTCTGTTTCGGGTATCATGTGCAAATAAGTCATAAATGTCTTTAGTGCAGGCCAATACTCCTTATCAATTTTAAAAAATAACAAGATACCAGAAGCCTCAACTCCAAACACATTAGATAAAACTATAATGTGATTAAGAATCAATCGCTCTTTCAATTCACCCGTTTCTCTATACTTCTTGAAAAGTCGTTTCAAATACTTAAATCTTTTTAGATCGTCTTGAAACTCATCTTCACTTTCACATTGCGGGTTATCATAATTATGCATGGCGAACATTACCCAGTTCGCCGGAGTTATCTTTTCATACATTCATTCACGCAATATTAGCGAACACCTTACATCTGCCATTATCCAATTTCATATATTTAAAGTTGATACTCAATCCACCGTCATGCCTATGAGAGATACCATCATCATTGACCAACTGGCCATCTTCGGTGCCACTGCCATCATTTCCATAACGGCCACCAAACTGTGATAACGGTGAAGAAACTTCTCCTTCCCCTACGATGGTATGTTCATCGTAAATATCGACCTGACCAAACTCAAGGCCGACTCTCATAAGTTTTTGTCGTAATTCAGCTATAGCGTGATTTGCATTTAGATACTCTTTATCAGCAATAGACCCAACAAAGGCATTGACACGTTTACGAACTTCGGGATCAGCAATGTCATGGACATCCATCCCACCATCTTCAACGCCAATAGAATTGTGGTGCATGATAGCACTTTGGGTACTATTCTCATTAAAGGTCTTATACGTTTTCATCGTTTTTTAATCCTAATCTTTCAAGCTCATTGTCAGGAGTTTCTGTTTCTGTCCAGGTAACTACTACTTTGGGCTCTTTTTTCTTTTTCTGTTTAGGTTCCTCAGATGCTTCATCAACTTCATATTTAATAACTTCTTCACTCATCTTTCTCTTTCTCCTGAGTCGGAATGGCTGCGAGGAAAAAGTCACAAGTTTGAATCGCCCCTCTCATAGCATTTATATTAGCTACAACTTGTATTCTCTGCTCCTCTAATTGTGACAAATTTTCCTGCAGTGATTCCATTTCATTCAATAATACAGTTTTACGTTCCTTAATAGTTTCACCAGTAATCATAATATAAATCCTCTATTACGCTAATGTACAACCCTGGTTAGAAATAACACTCCATCCACCAGTCGAGTTATAGAGAAGAACAACAGAATCTCCAACATCATTGAAAGTAATTGTGGAATAACCATTTAGTGTGGTCGGTGTAAGTGTTGCATCACCACCATCGGTAGTCATACAAATCATTTTGACCTGACCAACGGAACCATTCGCCAGTGTCAGAGCAATCGCTGCTGAACTCGCAACAGTTGTAACAGCCGTTGTCAAGTTAACTGCACCCGCTGCTGTCAATGCCTGCGGGGTCGAATCAAACGCCAACCAAGTCGGCAGATTGTTCATAAGATTTGCAACAGAAATCTTTTTGTTTACTGGCGTTCCTGCCGGATCATCAATAACGTGTAAAAGGTCTTCCGCTGCGATACCTGTTCCCAGGTCTGTTAGTGCTGTGATTTTCTTATCAGCCATTTCTTTCTCCTATATAAACCCTTTCGGGAATTCTACTTCGTGCATATACACAAATCAATTACGAATAAAAGGCAACCGAAACCAAACGAACCTCTGCGTGTGCCGCAAAGATTTGATCCGTGGTTGCTTTATCAACATACTCTGTAGCGCCACCGGCAAGAGTGAAGGTACCGATATCAGTACCATCACTCTCTTCCAGTGTAACTAATCTTGAAGTGGATCCAGAGTTATGAACTCTAACCAGAGTTGCAGATCCAACATTGGAAGCTCCGGCAGTATCAGTGCCGGCGGCAACCTCTGTTCCTTTAAGTTTTAGTTTCATACTAATAGTTCCCTATTACGCCAGGACTGTATGTGTTACTGCTGTCAACCCACTCAGCACCAATGATGCCGCCAAGGTTGTTCCACCAACAACTGTATCAGAAATCGTACCGCCTGCAAGAGCGATATTAGAACCACCCAATGTCAGTACGTCATCTTCAACAATCGTCTGACTGGCCAACGTGAAGCGTTTTCTGTTTGCAGTAGAACCAGTTGCAGTATAAACCAACGTGTAGGGTCCACGACCCGTACCAGCTCCCTCGTTACCGTTAGCAACAGCAACGGTAGGACTACCAGCCACTGTAACACCTTCATCCCATGTAATTTCAACCGTAATGGTTTGAGCAGAACTGCCAGCCGTGAGGTCTGTAGTTGCTGTCGAACCAACGATGAAACGTATATCTGTGACAGTAGGTGCTCGGAGACCAGTTGTCGAACTAGTACCCGCCAAGCCACCAATAGCCACCAACACTTCTGGTGTAGCAGAAGCGTTATTATTTCCTGATGCGGCTGTTCCAGCCTGCATTACCCAACCTGCCTGTGTAGCATAGACATTACCTTTCGTGCCTTCTGCTACTGCATTTTCATCTTCTGACAAAAACTTGGGTTTGTTGCTTGCCGAAGCGTGTGCCGTGCCCCATAAACTCATAATTCTAATCTCCTAGATTATTTCTTTTTATTATTTATAATACTTTGTGCTTTTGTAAATAGACAAGGAAGTCTTTATCATTCAATCCCTTTATCATACTAGCAGCCTTATGTATAGCAACTGCTGAGTTATCACCTCGTTGTATAAATTTCTTATACCACTGTACTGCCACATCGTAACTTTTCTTCTTTAAAGTTCTACCAAGAAAACCCTCATGTTCAACATCTTCAAGTTCTAATTCAGCATATGTTTTATTCACCTTTGCAGGCTTTAATTTAAAACCTGAATCGGGTATGATTATTTCATATTTGTCAGTAGTTTTTGTTGATGTTTCTTTAGGACTGCCATCTTTTTTTAATACTTGAAAACTATTTTTACTTAATTGTTTTACCCAGTTTTTTTGTTTCTTACCTTTGGGATTAGTCCAAGTCAACTGAAATATTTTCTTTTTAGTTGCCCCTGCTCCCAGTCGATACTCTCTTTCTTCATCTTCATCTAATTCAAACCATTCATTCATACGTTTTACCCCCATAGCTTTCTGTATATCTCTGAATAATCGCATAGCGTCAGAACTGTTAGCAAACTTTGGTGGTAAACCTTGTTTGAAACTATCAAAATCATCTTGTGAAGCCGCAGCCCTCATTTTAGAAGCTGACATACCTGATGCCCCTTCTGAATCTGGATCACGTTCTCCTGCACTGATGACCTTGATACTGTCAAACTTATAATACCCGTGTCGTTTACCCTCGACGCCGTTATAGGCATTTAACACCTCTTGAAAATCTTTTACTCTATCTGAACCAGCTATAAAAATTATAGTTGTAAAGCCTTCATTATATAAACTCACAGCCACTTCTATAGCCGTTCGTGCTGAACTTTTGATAATATTTTTAGCATGCTTTGGGAACATCTTTTTCATATATTTCAATTTATCACTATAGCCTAAAGGATTCTTTTTTCTATCCTGTGATTGACTTATATAGATACGATAGTTTTTACCCCCCACGGACTTTGCTTTGTCCATGAGAAGTTCATGCCCAATAGTAGATGGATTGAATCGCCCAAATGCAAATGTCATTTTCATAATTTATTCTTCATTACCATCTTGTTCTTCTAATGCATCTTCTACCATACGATGAAGTGAATGTAACATTTCTTTAACTTCTTTATTATCATCCACAACAGTAACCATATCTTTTACAATTTCAGTTTGTTGAACTCGCATTATAGCGATTTCCTTTTCATTCTCAATAACCTGTTCTATCACTGTGGTATTATTATTTACTTGACTATCAGTGCCTGAGGCCCACCATACGGCTGCGCCTGCTTGAGCAATTATAAAAACACCTAATCCGGTACCTACCCAGTCGTTCATATGAACCTCTTTTTGATTTTATTATGTCCAATTCTTGGCCACCGTGAAGTTGGCCCTACTAAATTCCATCCTATCAACCAACTTCAATGCATTGCCGACATGATCTATGGCCACGAACCCCTCAGGTGCAGTAACCTTATATCCGTCAGACGTTTTTATAAATGATGCTACAGAACTTTTAATTTTTTCAAGTTTTTTTACCATATAATCTTTCGCAACTCTTAATGTTATGTATGATGCGAATACAAAATAAATAGATGTCTTATATTTAGTTAATTCTTTTCGTCCATCATCTAATATTTTTTGATATTGTTTCTTAGCAGCATCACTTCTTACACTATTAATCTTTTTCTCTAACTTATCTACATAAAACTGTTCAAACTCTCCAGCTAATCGTTTGGTGTCTTGAATACCTGCACCAGAACGAATTTGAGAATTGAAAAATATTTTTAAAGATGAACCTACTTCCCAAGGATCATCCTTAGGATTGATTGGTTCTAAAATCTTTAAATAAGATTTGGCCTTCTTCAAAGAACCTCGGGCTATATTCAAAACTCTATTAAACTTATCAACTTCATCAGTAGTCATGGTTACAGTACCCGACTCATCTTGGAAGGTGGCATCAGTAGACCATACCGCAGTATTCTGTTTCAGTTTAGAACTATCAACACCAAACGATGCGGACAAGGCCGACATAGTATCGCCTGAATAGGTTGTATGCCACACCACACCTATCCTTGCCCGAGACATAGATTTTTCTAGTTTACTACCTTCTGGTACTGCATAAGTAATCGTATTTGGTGTGAAGGTAATCATACTCTCACCATCAATAGTTTGAGAAGTCAAATCATCTTTAATAAAGAGTATATCGCCCTGCCATATGCCGGGTATTTTTAATTTCTTAAAATGATCCAAAGCAACATGAAGTTTTGGTCCGGGGCCACTAGGATGATTCTTATCTATATCTGCATGGGTATAATTTATTTTAGGTGTCTTATTGAAAATAGACTTTGTACCCACAAAAAACTTACCGTTCTCCGGATTAGTGCCAGCAAAGATGGCAGGTGCACCATCCCATTTCACCGTAACACTAACAGACTTGCCGGTGTGACCCGCCAACATATCCCGCAGACTTTCTAGAAAATGAATGGCATTCTCACCACCGACGATACCATTATCTATGATATCATCTTCAAGATGTTCCAGATGAGTATTCCTATCTTCTATTAAAAAATCTTGAAAATTAAAAGATTTCATTATCTTCTTCTAGTTTTAGCCTTAAACCGAGCAGTATCATAATCTATATTTTTTTGATATGTGTCTTGCTGTTTCTTTTTCATCAAGGTTAGTTTGCGTTTTACTTTAGATGAGTTCAATTGCTGTTTTACATCCATGTATGCTTTTACTTTATACATGAACGCACTTTTCTCATCAAGTAAAAAATGATTTGCTACAATATCTAATCCACCGGACTTTGTTTTCTTTGACAGATCAGCTAACTCGTTAGCAATGTTCTGTTGTAAAAAATCAATAGACATTGTACCGTAGCCACGAATTGCTACTGTAGGATTCTCTGGATCAAAATCGGGAGCATCCCAATAAATTTCACCAGCGCCATATCCTTTGGCTTCGCCTAATACTCGTTTAATTGCATCTCTTTCTGTTCTATACATTTTATGTTCCTAAATTCTTACAGTTTGATTCAATAGGGTATCATTGACAATCATTTCATATCCAAAAACAGCTCCTAAAGCTTGAATTCCATCTCTAGCAGCATCTTTAATTTTCTCAATCGCTTCTGTAAAGAAACTTGCAAGTTTAGCACCAAGTTCTTTAATTTTTGCTACAAAATTACCAGTCAACTCTTTAACTTTATCAAAAAATTTCCATTCAGAAAGATAACCTTCATCTAACTGTTCGTCAAGTTTATTATATTCTTCATACAGCATATTTTCAGCATGATCCATTTCTTCCATAAGTTTTCCCACACCAATACGAATAGTCTGAAAAACATTATAACCCTTATGTTTGTGTGTTGAAGATGATTTCCAACTAACATCCAAATTCATTGATTTAGCATATTTTCCAACAACACTAGAAGAAGATGATGCTAAATCATAGATTTGAATTTTAAAGTCTGCAACATTATCAGCCGGTACCCAAGATAACATATAGTGTGCTGCTTGTTTTGAACTTTTACCGAATTTATAATTTCCAGTAGATGCTTCATATACAAATTCTAATTTATATTGATCCGAGGACTTGAAAAGATTATTCAAAGCATCACCTACAGCAGTTGAATTTCTTTTAAATGCTCCATCAACATAACGAGTAAATTTTTGATTAGTTGCAGATAATGTAGTTTGCAGTTCTTTAGGTTGTGGACCTTTGGCTAATACTTTAGGTAAATCTCGTCCTAAAGTAGGTCTACCAGTAGTACCTAATTCTCCCACACCGGACCAACCCCTTTTTACTTTCTTGACGGCTTTATATTTTCCTTTTCCACCAACAGCTCCGGGAGGCCAGCGTTTAGCAAAGTCATCTTCTAATTTTTTAATTTTAGCCTTATCTCTACTTACTTTCTTTTTAGCCTTTTTCAGTTCTTCAAATTCTATATCAAATTTTTCTAATTCTTTTTTAGAAGCCACAGCTAAATCATATAAAGTTTTATGTCTTCCAGCATCATCTTTTAATCTTTGTAAATTTCCAGCTGATGCATAATATCCTTCAGTCGTAACTTGACTTAATTTATCTATACTAGAAATAAGTATTTGAACAAGTTCCGAATTTTCAAAATTAGGATTAACTTCTCTAGCCGCCGCAACAGCTGTTGCTGTAGATTCACCTTTCTTACCGCTCATTAGTTGAGCACCGTCAGCATTCTTTACAGAGTATTGATGTCCACCTAATGTAATATCTGTTTTTGATGTTACATTACTACCACCATTCTCTTTCCAAAATGAAGTAAGGGAACCCTTTTCTTGAAAATCAAAGCCACCGCCCTTAGGAGCTCCAGCATTAATTATATTTTGACCAAATATTTGTAAATTCTTTAGGTCTGCTGTAGGATTACCAGTATTCCAATATTTTTTTGCCTTTTTAAAATTTCCATCATCGGCCATTGCATCTTTTAGGATTTTAGGTTTACCTTTAGATACTGATTCATACGCAACACCCAATACAGTTTCTAATGCTGTAGAAACTTCTGTAGATTCCTCATACAGCATATGTTGTTTAAAAGATTTCATATAGAACTCCAATAGTTTATAATATTTATATGTTCTTATACCTTGAAGTCTTTGAACCTATCAATAATTTCTTCTTCATCCTGGCCAGTATCAACCAAACCTTCTTGTGCTGATTGTTCAACATCATATAATTTCATTTTTGCTCTATCTACACCTATAACGAATCTCTTATTGATAGTTGGATCATTATATCTATTCTTCAACTGCTTAACCAACATCTGGTTTAGTTTCTCCAACTCCTCTGTAGATATCAATGCAAACATCAAGTCTGCTGTTGCTGGTAGGCCAAAGGACTCTGATGTATCTTCCAAACCAATGTCTGTAGACACAAACCCAGTTCTGGTTGTCTGTGTTGCAGACATAATCGGAATATTAAATTCTACTGCAAGGCCTCTCAACTCCTCTGCAATACTTTTGATATATGAATACGAATTTATATTGGCACCCATCTTGAATCTTGCAGATGCACAGATATTCAGATAATCTATAATGACAATATCGGGTCTAAAGTTTTTCTTTATGATAAGTTCATTCATCAATGCCCGGAAGTGCCCTGTATGTGCTGATGCAGTAGGATACTCTTTGACAATCAATTTACCTTTTGTCTTTTTATCTATTCGTTTGATTTTATCATCAAACATCTTTTTAGGTAGTGTAGCCAAATCATCCAAAGAAATATTCATTAGATTTGCATCAATACGTTCTGCAATCTTTTTGTCAGACATTTCTAATGTGATGTATAATACATTCTTACTCTGCATCAATGTAGCCGCTGCTACATGACACATGAATAATGATTTACCCACACCTGTACCTGCAAGACAAATATTCAATGTCTTGTTAGGCATACCGCCCTTGGTAATACGATTGAAAAAATCTAAATCGAATGGAATCTTTTCCTCGACTGTATGATAAAAATCATAACGGTCGGGAGACTGTTCGATATAATCATGTCCAATATGACTATCAAACGATACGCCTAACGCATCTGACAGAATGCCCGGAATTGCTTCTGCGGACTCATCAGTCTTACCATCAATAATTTGAATGCCTTTGAATATGGCATTGTAAATGGCTCTATCCTTACACCATTTTTCGGTTTCGTTTATTACCCACTCTAAATCAACATCTGACTTTTCTATATGGGTATCAATATATTCTTTGACCTGACCAAACTGCTGTTCGGTCAAACTGACTTTTTGAACATCTATCAGTAATGCTTCTACCGCAGGCGGGTCATTATACTTATCAACATATTTTTGGATAGTTTCAAATATAGTTCTCTCTGTAAAGTCAGTAAAATATTCGGATTCAATAAAGGGAATACACTTGCGGATATATTCCTCATTGTGAAGTAGGTTGTTCAGTATCGTCGTTTCTATTCTCATTATCTAACCTATAGTTTCCGGTGTTTACACTTTCATACATAAGAGTCATAAAGATATCACCGAGAAAATCTTTAAACTTCTTATCAAAAATATTCTTATCATTAGGATTATACAGTACTTCGTAATCAAAGTCAATAGGAATTGCGTCTACGGCATCGAGGTCTAAAGCCTCACCAAACTCATCTGTCAGTTTGACCTTTCCATCTATAAACTTAAAGACAAGTCCATCATACTCGCCTTCGTTTATCATCAAGGCACTCTCGCCCGTTTCTTTGTGTTCTACAAATTCAAACATAATGTAAATACGAATGGACAAAATACTTCGGGCCCGATACTGGTTTTCTACCAGCGTGTAACCAAGGCCACATCGGAGGAAATATTACCATCGTTCCTGCTTTTGGTTTTACTGATAACGGCATATATGTTCCTGGGGTATATATCTGAGGAAATTCTGTTTCACCGCCTTCTTCAACATCATTCAAATAGATAAGAAAATTTAAAAATCTCTTATGGCAACCCCCAACTTGATTAGAGTCAACATGCTCATCAAATCTATCGTAGTCATTAGGAAGATATCTTTTCATTCTTATGGCCTCATAACCATATTCCTTCGGCCACATTAAACCATCAATAATATTACACTCTTTTTTGTAAAGTTTAATAAAGTGTAGCATCGCCTTGATAATTTGTTCTCGTATACCTGCCCAACTATCGTGATTATACATATTGATTTGTTTGAAACAATATACTAAATCAGAATTTGTTTCGTGAATATCCTCGTATTCATGCTCGGAAGTATCAAACTTCTCAATAAGAAACTGACAAGCTTCTTCATCTAAAACATTACTGTATGTGCGAATATAATTATCCATAAGTAAATTTCTCCTTAGCAAAGGCATCAAGTTTTTCCATTACCTCTGGTGTGTAATATTTTCCTGGATCATTGTTTATAGTTTTACCAAATGTCTTTGTGCCATCAGGCAACTCGACTCGGGTTGATACAGACTTAAATATACCTGCTTCAATAGCAAGTTCCAATAGACCATAATATCTGTCAAGGCCTTTAGTATATGACAAACGAACATCTACCATTTGGTTTTCTTTTGTCAGGCGTGATTTGTATGTCTTACAGTGAATAATGTTGCCGACAACCTCTGTGCCGTCTTTGTCTTTTTTCTTTGACAGATAGATGATACTCGATGCGGCATACTTGAGGCCACTGCCACCACCCATCTCTTTGGTTGGGAACATTGAACCAATAACATCATAGGTGTGATTGGTCATCAGCATTGGTACTTTTAGTTTGCCGAGTTTCAATGTCAGGACACGGAAGGTCGACTTGACTATCTGTGAACGGGTCATGTCTCTTGTCTCTTTACCTGCCTCGGTATCTTCCAACTCTTTGGTTGTTGATAGCATACCGAGACTGTCAAGACAAAGCATCAGTGGTTTGCCTTCACCTTCTTTCTCATACAGGTCTAGTACCTGAAGTGCCTGATAACGAAACTCTTGTACGGTCGTCACAGGTAGAATAGCCAAACGAGAGGAGTCAATACCTCTCTGTTCTATCATGTCTTTTGTAATAGCAGATTCTGATTCAAAGAATACTACATTCGCTTCTGGGTTTTCCAGAAAAGATTTACAAACACCTAATGCGAAAAAGGTTTTACCTGTCGCACTTTCACCAGCAATTGCCGTAATTTTATTATTGGGTAGACCACCGTATATCGTACCAGATACCAACCCATTAAAAATATAAGAACCAGTATCCACATACCCATCAACATCACTGGCGTCAATGCCATCCGCAGCGATAACCCCAAATTCGTTTCCGGCATTTTTAATCGCATTTTTCAGAAATCCTGTCATTTATTTCTTCCCTCTCATTTTCTGCATAACCGATGCAGTATTCAATAATATTATCTTTATAAGTATACAACATTTTTTTCACTTCGTCAATAGCCTCACTAGGAAGATATATAGTTTTTTTACCTTGTCTCGTCCATATAGTTAGCATCATAGTTTAGAAAGTACCTTGTTATAAACTGATTCTGCTATCGCCTTCATCATTAGACTTGGCACCATTCGACCACACCGTTCGGCCTTCTGATTGAATGTACCGGTCAACTTAAAGTCATCAGGCAAACTTGTAATACGCATCAGTTCCTTGATAGTAAACTTTCTATCTTCACACCAATGTACCGCACCCGCTGTAGTCATAGCAGAACCCATGGCCGTAATAGTAGGGGCAGGAACTAAAGCAGAAGTTTTCTTACAACTAAAATGTAAATTCTTTTTACCAACATTCTCGCCACTAATAACCTTATCCGGATTTTGTGGAAACATATAACCAGTCTTTTTATGAAAGGCTGTATTAGTCCACTTCTCAGTAAGCATATTTACTTCTTCTTGATCCAGTTCTAAATTTTCCATAGCCGCCGCAAGAGGAATAATCTCTTTACTCTCTGTAGGGAATACACTGTGAATATTCATAAAGGACATTCCAACCTTGGCCGTGATGTCTTTTCTCAAAGCAATGAAGATAGTCCTAGTCCTCGACTGTGCAACACCAAAATGTTTTGCATTGAGAACTTTAGAACAAACATCATAACCGATATTGTCAAACTCGTTTATAATACGATGATAGTATTCCTTCGCCTCTCCAATAGTAAGGCCTTTGACATTTTCACCAACAATAACTTTTGGTTGAATGTCTTTGGCAACTCGTAGAAACTCAAAAAACAAATCTTCAATATTTTCTACTTCTTGCTCGTCGGAGTAGTGTTTCTTTTTTCCAAAGCCAGCCTTATGACTTCCGCCGTGATGTGTAAAGCCCCGTCCCGCAATACTAAATGCTGAACACGGTGGAGACCCATCTAATAGGTCTAACTCCCCTACACCTATTCCAGCGACCTCTAGAATGTCCGCTCCTGACAATTTCTTGATATCGTCGGGGATAATAGGGGTACTAGGATAGTTGGCCGCATATGTCTCCCTCGCCGCTTGGACAAATTCATTTATCGCCAATATCTTTCCACCTGCAAGTCTATAACCTGTAGACGACCCACCACCACCGGCGAATGTAGAAATAACTGAGAATAAGTTTTTATTCTCTCCCTGGTAGACATCGTTCATTGTATATGGTTTATATTTCATCCAAATAATCCTTCAAGTGTTCTGCGTGTGCCGTAACTTCTATCTATATTCCAACCGATACTATCCAAAATAAATGTCAATGGTTCAACAAAACTTTTGTCAAACATAATATCATAATCAATCGTATCTTTTAGATCAAACTCCCTCGGTAATGTAGTCATAAACGATATCACGTTTGACTGCATTTTATTTGGTTTTCTCAACTGAAGAAATTTTATCTTATCACCTTCCTGTATCATTGGAAACTTATTTGTAATTCTATTTTGTTTCAACAAATGATTATATAACAAGGCACCCTTGACGTGCATCGGTGTTCCTTTCTTGAATACACTGGAACTGTCTGACCATTTCTTCACACCATTACACGACCTGGGATATGCTATACTCTCAGGATCCATTTCCATAAAGTCCTTACGAAAATCTTGTATAAACTTATTTAGCTCTGCTTCATCACTGTTGATAATAACTCGTAGAGCTTCTTTAATTTTATCACGACACGGCTCTGGCGTTGAGGACTTCACAGCCTCAATGCCCATAATTTTTAGTTGTGGTTCTTTATACCTAACACCCTCATTGTCATGCACATTGAGAATGTATCTTTTCTTTGCTGTCCATATGCCCTTGTCCGCAATGATCTCACGTTTCATTTCCATCTTTTGGGCATAGGCCTTTACATAACTTGCAAGGTCCTTATAAGACTTATCAATAAACGGTTCCAACTTCTTTTTAGCCACGCTATCGAGAAAATTGATAACCTTTTCGGTTGGGACAGTTCTTCCATTAAAAGACTTGCGTACCAATTCGTCAAAAGTAACGTATATTGAGTCTGTATCTGATGCAATGATATAATCTTCATTTTCTGTTTCCAATATCTTGTTTAGATATTCGTTCACCTTTCCTTCTATCCAACGAATAGATAACTGTCCAGACGTTGTAATTGCTATCGCCACCCTTTCATCATAATATCTAAAAAACTGATTACCCATCGCACCATAAGCACTATTCAAGGCAATCTTACGAGCCATCTGGATATTGTTGAACTTTGAAATATCCTTTAAATATTTAGGCTCTTTAGTATCTTCGTATTTTTGTTTTGCTTCTAAAGATAACTTTTTAAATTTCACTCGGTCTGTATAAAACTTTTCCATAAGTGCTGGAAGGAAACCTTGATATCGTTTTGTAAAACGTGCACCATTTGGCGTCACTGTGAATCCGTCGTCAGGAATATCTACTTCCTGTTCCAATAATTTATTTACATTGATATTTGGAAAACTCTCTTTTGTAATAGTTTCTGGTGAAATATTATATTGCATGATAAGATGTGGATACAGACTATTCAAGTCAAACCCTACAACGTGTTTATGCAAACCGGTCTGTGGTTCTTTTACATAGGCACCTTCATAACGACTGGACTTATTGCCCTCACGTTTCATTGGTACAACTACATTTCTTTCACGGAGAAAATTAAATATAATAGAATCCCACATACGAACCTGTGAGAAAACATCGTTATAGTTTATCTTTGCCTCATAGGCCATTGTCACCTGTAGTTCGATCAATTTCATCTTGTCTTCCAATCTATCGACAAGTTCCACATCACGAATATTGTATTCTACAAACGACTGAAAATCTTTTTCATACCATTCTCTATATGTTTCAAATGGATTTTTTAGTTTACGTTCTCCCAACTCAACATATGCGATATGATCTAATCTATAGGACTCTTGATTTGTGTAAACATATTTTTTATACAGGTCCAAGTAATCCAACACAGTAACGCCAAACAATTCATACATCAAAAGGGAACGACCCATCATATTACTATAACGACTGTGAACAACCTTCCACGGGGACAATCTTTGTACATCATTCTCAGACAATAATTGTTCTATTCTTCGGCAGATATATGGAATATCAAAAAACTTACAGTTCCAACCTGTAACAATATCTACATCATACTTGTTCCAAAAGTCTAAAAACTTATCCAGCATCTGTGTTTCGTTTGCACATCGAATATAATGAACGTCATCCCGATCATTTTCAAATTCATCTACACCCCAAACAATAATGCGTTTGTTATTATAGTTCTTGACTGTGATACACAGTATTTCTTCTTCGGCTTTCTCTACATCGGGAAATCCGTTATCACAACGAACCTCAATATCAATAGATAAAATATTCAATCGTTCAAAGTCCCAATCAATCAGGCCTTTATAGTTATCGGATATCCAAGTGTAATGAAAACGCTCAAGACCATTGACCAACTCTGGTTGATCTTCATATTGGTCTATGAATTCTTTTGCTTTTGAAATGCCTGCACATTTATGGGGAGCAACATACTTCCCATCTAGTGTACGGTATTTCGTTTTCTTTGCTGCAGGAACAAACAAAGTGGGTTCATAACGAACCCGATACTTTATTCTTTCACCATTAGCAATCTCACGGACAAGGAGTTGATTACCCCTTTGCAATACATTGATATAAAAATTTGCCATACATTAAGTATATCAAATATTTTTCTTTTTGTCAATGGTACCAGAGGGCATCTTATCGCGAGAAGTCCAATCGGAAAGTATAAATTTTTTATTTGGATTTACAGATACTTTGAAACGTATTAGCAAATCTCTGTTCACCAACATTTCACTAAAACTATCTTCGGTTGTCAAACCAAAAAGAACATTATCGTAAACCCTATTGTTAAAAGTAATAGATAATTCTATTATAGGTCGTTCTTCTATCTTTTTAGCAAAGGCTCGTTCTGGTTTACTTATACCCTTCAAATCAGAAACAAAAGTTTTTTTATTTTTCTTCCAATGAACCTTATCTTTTTTTATTTCAAAATCATCTACATGAAACATTGTTGCATCTGTTCCATTACCCGTATCCATTTTTGCCCGAATAAGATCCGGTATACCATCAACAGATATAGACTCTATAAATCCACACTCTTGAGAAAATCTATTTGTTCTGTGCTGGGTATATTGTAAATACTCAAGAACTATTTTGAAGATTTCTTTATCCGTTTTTGCACCAGCCGGTTTCTGCGGCCATTCTGTAACATCATAAGACATAAACTTGGAACGTATACCAGGAGAACCATTGACTTCCAAAATAACAGGTTCACCTTTTATAACACAATGGTCAACACCTACCATATATCCGCCAGTAGTTCGTGATGCGGCCAAAACAATATTCTTCTCCACATCAGTTAAAGAATATGGTTCTGTCTCTGCTCCCATGTGAACATTACTTCTAAACTCTTCCTTGTCGGTAATTCGTTTAGCAGAACCAATAATACGATTATTCAATACCAAAGTTCTAACATCAAAATCTATATCCAACCATTCCTGTAAAAGTATAGCTGCATCATATTTCCAAAGAGCCTCACAAACAGAAACTAAAGATTCCATGCTATCTACTTTAGAAACACCAATGCCTTGTGTACCAGTTAGAGTTTTTATAATTACTGGGAACTTACCACCAATTCGGTTATGAGTATCCTCGATGGACTTTCTACTGTTCACAATAGAAGTACTGGGAATAGCTACATTATGCTTCATCAACTGAATTGCTGATGCCATTTTGTTATCACACAGCAACATAGATTCCAAATCGTTTATCATAAAACAACCAGCACTTTCAAACGTACTTGTTAGTGCTTGACCACTCATGGTCATAATTGCTCCACGTCTTGCAAATACAACTGCAGACTTGGTTGTGACTTTTTCTTTAGAATCTTCGCCATCATAATTAGAAACAGTCAAAGTACCCATTTCAACATCCTGATCCGATATCCAGGCTTCTTCAACATTTACAGAAATTTGCTTTATACCCAAATCTTCACAAACTTCAGAAATAATTTTATTAACTGTATTCTCACCTTGATCTATACCCAGGACAACAACTTCTATCTTGGACTTTTTATCAGGTAATTCATGCTTTTCTTCCCGCACAACTTGCCGGGCCCGACGAATCATCGAAAAGGTTTTTGTAGTCATGTGACTATTTATGACAATAACATTGATTGCTTTGGAACTTCAATACCAGAACCAAAATTACTTCTCCAACCATCAGCAATATCATCAGCCGGTTCGGTATCAGTCACGATCCAATCCCTTGGTATTTGAAAATCTTTTGATTTACTAAAAGGTTGCCAAGGTACCATGCCCATCTGAACTGTGCCACCTCGGCCGTCAGGCATGGGCATGAGTACCGCTGGTTTTTCTACATTTATGAATTCTTGGTTTTCACTTACTACATCACCAATAACATCTTCACCTGATCTCATTCTAAATAATCTAATCATTCTATTCGTTTCTTCCCAATATTATATTTTGTTTCCAAAATCCATTCATCTTTTTCTTTAAAACTTAACACCTTTATTTGTGATAATGGTGCTTTAGGTTCATCCATACCGATAATTTCTATCAAGTCCCAATCAGACAATAGCCCTGCAATAGTATTTCGACGTTCAATATCATTTTGAGATAAGTTGGTAGGTTTACCATCTAACGCAAATAGTTCTTTAAAATGAACAATGAAATAACGTCCTTGTTTATGTAGGATGTGGCACGACTGATATAGTTTTCTCTCTTTCCTTGAGGCAACGCCTATACGAGATAAAGTTTCACGGACTTTGAGGAAATCATCAGGATCTTTGAGTTGGACCTCTAGCATTAAGCCAGGATCCCAATCAAGTTTTTCCATGTTTTCCACCTCGACTTATTATAGTTTTTATTTCTTCAAGTTGGTCATCGTTTAGAATTTCAAGGGCCTGTTTGGCCTTTTCATTACTATAACCATAGTATTCTTTTACATATTCAAGATTCTTAATCTTGCTAGACCTGAGCCATTTACTGAATCTCTTTTTTGGTCTTATACTATTTAGAAAAAATTGGAACTGTAACTTCTTGTCGAGGTGGTGCATCTTGTTCATTTCTTGTACATACAAGATGCAATCAGGAAAAGAAGATAATGCCTTATTTATGATAAAGGCAGGATACTTCTTCTCCCAGAACGTGTCATCCCCATCCATCAAATCCACCTTTTCGTGGTTGATGGCATTGAGGTAGTCCTTAAGTTCGTACATTAGTCAATCAAACTGGAAACAATGTGAGCCATAACACGATACGGATCAGCATTTGATGCAGGTCGTCTATCTTCAAGATATCCTAACCACCCATGGTTAACAGTATGAATAGGGATACGGATACTAGCCCCCCTATCACTAACGCCGTAACTAAACTTTTTAATTGATTGTGTTTCATGTTTACCTGTCAATCTTTGTTCATTAGATGAACCATATGCCCTGATAGCGCCTGTATGAGTATGTTTCAACTTTTCACAAGTAGCTTCAAAATAAGGCCGGCCACCTACATTTCTCATATAGTCATTAGAAAAATTCGTGTGCATACCCGATCCATTCCAATCACCTTTTTGTGGTTTGGGATGAAAATTGATAGTCACATCATGTTTCTCAGCGATACGTTGTAGAATGTAACGTGACATCCACAAGTCATCGCCTGCACGAATACCACTACCTAACACTTGATATTCCCACTGGCCTAAGGCAACTTCTGCGTTAGTCCCGGTAATACCAATGTCGGCGTTCATACAGGCCTCAGCATGACGGTCAGCAATTTCACGGCCGATTACATTATCAGCACCTACTCCACAATAGTAGTCGCCCTGTGCTCTGGGTTTACCTCTTGCAGGCCAACCCAAAGGACGTCCATCTTTATACATGAAATATTCTTGTTCAAAACCAAACCACCATTCGTCACTAATAAGATTCTGACAATGGGTTCTGGTATTTGACTTATGCGGTTCGCCATCAGCAGTCATCACTTCACACATCACATAAGAACCTTCCAACCCTGGAGCCGTTCGTGTTGCATCTGCCCGAATACGGTCGATAGTTCTATACTCTGCAACCGGCATCAAGTTACAATCCGAACTGGATCCTGTTGCCTGTTGTGTAGATGAACCATCAAAGGACCACAAATCAGCATACTCGTCAATCTTCACTTTACTCCGTAGAGTCGGCTCAGGTTTATAACCATCAAGCCAAACATATTCAAATTTTCTCATTTTGTCTCCGTTGAAAATTTACCTTCTGCTTCCTTGATACAAAGCAAAGCAACAAAATTAAAGTTTTGCCAAAATGGTTGGACAACTTCAAATCCAGCAGTCCTACACATTCCAACTAATTCATCCATAGTCAGAGGTTTCATCATATGTCGTAGATTCTGTTCCTTATCTAACAACTCCTCTGCACTATAAAACTGACGTTTGTAATCGTAATAGCAAAACTGCATCATCTCTTGTAACTGCGCATGTTCACTATATATCTTCTCCGCACATATAAACGCCCCACCCTTTACAAGTGATTCATAGACACGTTGAATAATAATCTGTCTATTTCTTTTCGGCATAAACTGTAATGAAAATATTGAGGTGGTAAAACAGTTATTCACTGCTCCTGTTACCCATTCAAAAGACCTAACATCTTGTTTATAAAACTT